TAATTCTGTTCTTCCTCGTATTTTGTGAGTTCCGCGGTCCAGCGGAATTGAATACGCCCCAGCCGGCCGAATCTGTTTTTGCCGATGATCCACTGCGCTTCCGTGGGGTCGTGCTTGTCGGGTTTGTACATGTAGGGGCGGTGGATCATGATGATCTGGTCGGCGTCCTGCTCAATGGAGCCGGAGTCGCGCAGGTCGGAAACGACCGGTTTGCCCTGGGCGTTTCCGGCTCTTTTTTCCACGTCGCGGTTGAGCTGGGCCAGCACCAGGACGGGAATATTGAGTTCCTTGGCCAGGGATTTGAGGCCGGCGGAGATTTCCGAGACTTCCCGTTCCCGGCTTCCCCGGGCCTGCTGGGTCGTGGAGCGCACCAGCTGCAGGTAGTCCACGCCGATGCATTTGACGCCGTGTTCCCGGACCATCCGGCGGCCCCGGGCTCTGATGCTGTCGATGGTGAGGGAGCTTTCGTCGTCGATGTGCAGCGGGGCGGCCGTGATTTTTCTGACGGCGGCCGTGAAATGCTGCTGCTGTCCAACCGTCATCGGCCTGCCGCGGCGGATGTCGTCGGAGTTGATGCCGGCCATGCCGTAGAGGATGCGTTCCAGGAGCTGGGATTTCGGCATTTCCAGGCTGAACATGCCCACGGGGGTTCCCCCGAGGCAGATGTTGGTGAGGATGTTGACCAGGGCGGCGGTTTTCCCGACTCCGGGCCGGGCGGCAAGCACGATCATGGCGCCGGGCTGCAGGCCGTCCAGGGTCAGGTCCAGGCGGCGGTATCCGGAGGAGATCCCTTTGATGGCTCCGGGGTTGTTCATGCGCCATTGCAGGTTTTCAATGATGGTTCCCACGGCTCCGCGGATGGTTTCGGTCTGGCGGACGCCGCACCGGTCCCTCAGGGCGGACATGCCGCGCTCGGCTTCATCAAGGGCTTCTTCCGCGCTTTTGAGCTGATCGCCGGCGGCTTCCGCCATCCGGGAGGCAAACGCGAGCAGCGCATGTTTTTTGGCGGCTTCCGTGACCATTTCCAGGGCGGCTGCGGTTTTGTACCGGGCAAGGGCTCCGTAGGTGGCCGTTTCCACGACTCCAGCGTGTCCTCCCACGGCGTCAAGCTGGCCCTGGGCTTCAAGGCGCGCGATGACGGTGAGGGTGTCCACGGTTCCTCCCGTGCCGGCGACGGTTTCCAGGGCGGTCCAGATTTGCTGGTGCGCCGGGAGGCTGAATGTCTGGCGGCTGATGCCCTTGTCCCGGAGGTCCGCAAAGGCCTGGGAGCCGTCCATTGCCTGGGAGAGCACCAGTTTTTCGGCGTCGATGAGTGTCTGAGAGTCGATCATGTTGTTGAAGTTGTCGGGGGTCAGAGTTCCTGAAGGTTCGAATAGGGGTCTCCGTTGTCAGGGGGCGGCGGATGGTTGAGGGCGTAGCTGGTGGCGAAGCTGATGGCGTCGGATTGCCATTTGGTCACGGGGATGCCGCTGCGGGTCCAGTTGACGGCGTCCCGGCTTCCCCAGTAGGCCGTGGCGCAGTCCGGTATCTGGTCGGGGGTTAAACGCACACGCCCCGCAAAGGCCGCGGCCCGAAGATGGTCTTCGACTTCTTCCACGGTGCACGGAGAGGGGGTAAGGGGGTGAATTCCTTCCTTCCCTTCCTTCCTTACGGTTTCTTCATGGGTTATGTCTGGGTTATTAAAAAAAACCGACTGGGTTTCTTCTGGGTTTTCGGAAATAACTGACGTTGGTTTTCCGTGGGTTTCCTTTTCGGTTTCTACACTGGTTCCAATGTCGGTTTTCCTGGGTCTCCCCCCAAGTTTTCCATTTTCACGGGCGGTCTTCCGGCGCGTTTGCACGCTGGCCTGAATTTCATGCGGATAGCCGAATACGATGAGATTGTCGCCGTCAAAGTGGTAGAGTTCGTTTTCCACGCTGATTTCCTGGTCAGTCACGCCGCAGGTCTGCATCCAGCGGCGCATGCCCCAGGAGCGGCAGTCCTCAATGATGCCGCCGTTTTCCTGTTCGCAGCACCAGGCCAGCAGAGAGATCCAGGTGGCGCGCTGTATGGGTTCTGCCCCGATATATTCGGGACTGGAAAACAAGGCTGTTGGGATGTTGATGAATTCCATAATCAAAAAAGCGTCAGTTGGGGGTTGTAGTTGAGCCACAGGCATTCAATCTTGACGGCCTCCGTTCTGCTCAATCTCCCAGGGCCACAGAATCACATCGTCATGCCTCACGGGTTCAGGAGGCCCGGAAGCCGTTTCCAGATAAAGAATTCCCCGGTTCGCGTTTTTTCCGATGACCT